ACTGCCTGGACTTCCTGCTCCTGACCAAGCGGCCCGAGAACCTGGCGGAGATGTTGCCGTGGCAGTTCGACTTGCCGCCGTCCAACATCTGGCTCGGGACGACCTGCGGTGCTCGGTCGTCGCTGTGGCGGATCCGCGAGCTCCGCCGGGTGCCGGCCGCCCACAGGTTCGTGAGCGTGGAACCGCTCCTCGAGCACATCACCACCGAGGAGTGGATCGCGGCGCTGCGCAGCGACAACCCCGAGGAGGACGGGATGGAGTGGATGATCGTCGGCCACGAGAACGCGCCCAAGAGCAAGATCCGGACGGCCGAGTGCGAGTGGGTGAAAGACGCGCAGGTCGCCGCGCTTGCGTGCAATATGAAGTTCCACTTCAAGCAGTGGCACGACGGCAAGAAGGTCGTGCACCTGCCCATGCTCGATGGCCGGCAGTGGACCGCCACGCCGAATCGAGACTAGTGCAAATGAAGCCCAGGACCATCCGAATTGACCCGAAGGAGATGTTGATGAAGAAGCAGGTCGAGACGACCGTGAACAGCTGGCTGGACCGCCTCCTATCCGAGGTGGCCCTTCCCGCGATCTCTGCGCTTGTTGTGGTCGGGCTGTGGAGCCACACCATGGAGCATGATCGTAAGATGGATGACATGAATCGGACCCTCATGATCATCTCTACGGTCTGCGCGTGTACGCCGGCTGGTCACAGCGTGTCGACCACGAGCGCGATCGGCGATGCCTGCTTCGACCCTGTGACATACGGCGCGATCCCGAACGACGGGGTCAGCGATCGGCAGGCGATCCAGGCGGCGGCGGACGCGGCCGCTCTGGCGTCGCTGACCGCCGGGATGCAGCGCGTGTGCTTGGGGGCCGGGACCTGGGATTGCTCGCGGGCCCCGATCGGCAGCTACAACCGGGCCGCGTGCGTGAGCGTGCACGGCGGCGCGGTAATGTTCGCCGGCGTGGGGCCCGGGACGGTCGTCCGTCTGGCCGGCGACCAGGACCAGGGCGACATCGTGGTGCTGTCCCATGACCCGGACTCGAGCGGCGGGGTGCAGGACCTGACGATCGACACCTCCGCAGCGTTCGACACCAGCGAGCAGACCCACGCGATGGGGACCACCGGCGCGTGCCAGCTCAACCACTGCCGGCCGATCACCAACCTCTCGTATCGGCGAACCGTGTGCGTCCATCCCAAGCGCGCCGGAGAGCGCAAGGGCGACTGCATTCGCCTGCTCGGGAACACGGCGCCCGGGGCGGACGGCTCGCCGGGCACCGGGATCTACGGCGTGACGATCGAAGACAACGTGTTCAAGCAGTGCGCGAGGTCCGGGATCCAGCCGCAGCGCGGCGTGCACGGCCTGGTGATCCGGAACAACGAGTTCTGGTGTGACCAGCCGATCCACGGCGAGGCGACCGGCGGCAGCGCGCCGCACGAGAACGTCGGCGCCGACATCACCGGGAACGTGTTCCACGGAGCCGAGCTGGATGGGGCGGCATTCCCGAGCGACTACGACATCGCGCTCTCCGGGCCGCCCGGGTCGGGCCCCTACGAGGGGATCCGGATACACGGCAACACCGGAACCCGCGGGTTCTACCTGTACCGGACCTCGGGTGCGGAGGTGTACGACACCGCGCTGTTCGCGACCATGCGCGGCGCCGGCGGCGTGCTCGAGGTCGGGAACAGGTGCGACGGGCTCGACCTCCGCAACCTCGTGGTCGAGCGCCGCGGCGCGGATGGCCCGATCGTGCGCCTCATCTCGAGGCCGGGCGCCCTGTGCGACGGGGTGACGGTGGAAAACGCCACGCTGATCCAGGCCACGCACGGCAGCGGCATCTACGCCGAGTCGGTCAGTGACCTCGTGGTCGACCGCTCGCTGTTCGCGTGGGCCGCACCCGCCGGTCCCGACCTCGCCGGTGTCTACGTGCGCGGGACCGTGGCCCCGGTGACCGGCGTGGTCGTGAAGTCGACCTGGTTCAGCGGACCGCTCGACGTCGCGGTGCGCCTCGCGGGCGCGCCGGCGGCGATCGAGACCACTCACATCATCGGCAACCTGGCTCGAGGGCGCGGCGTGCTGGCGTGCGGCGGCTCGGCCGGCCTGGTGGAGTACACCCAGAACGACTTCGGGCCGCTGTCGTGCTCGGCGGTGATGGTGCCGTGAACCTCGGGGCGAATCATGTGCCGACCGTTCGCGAGCTGGTGAGGTCAGCCATCGGAATTGATGCACCTCCGCCAGGAGTACGCGATCCTGATTTTCCATGCCCATCGCGCGCGTTCGAGCCGGGCGAGCCGGCTGGCGACTGCGACACGGATGGGCACTACATGTGCGCCGAGTGCGTGCACTGCCGGCCCGGAGCGCCGGAGGAGCGGTACCAGCCGTGAACCTCGCGTCGTACTTCACACCGCAGAACAGGACGCGGCTGTACACCCTGCCGTTCGGCGGGTTTCGCGCGATGTTCCTGAGTTGCACGCTCGGCGTGTTTTTCGGCGACGGGAAGGACCAGCGCATGTTCTGTCGGTGCGTTTGCGTATGGAACGAGGAGAATGACCGTGAGCAACAAATCTGACTGCCGTCACCCGTCGGACGGGACGTGCTCGTGCGGCGCGACCGTCGCCGTCGATCGCGTCGCGCTGTGGGAAGAGATCAACAGGTACGTGGCCATCTGCGGCGGCGATCCGTCGAAGAGCATCTACGGCAACACGCCGCGGATGGAGGCGGTCTGCCGCATCGAGAACGTGATCTCGAACCGCGGCGTCGTCACCGACGAGATCGGCCGGTGGATCCGGACCGATGCCTCGGACCCTCTGCGTGGCGCGATCGAGGCCGATCGTCGCCAGAGCCAGCTCATAGCCCGCGCCAGCGCGCCGCGCGCTTGGTGCGGGACGTGCGGATCGATGGTCGGTATATCCGTCGACAAGGACGAGCCATGAAGGTGATCGCGATCGTTCTGTTCCTCCTGCTGCTCTCGTGCTGCAAGCCGCACTTCCGCGGCGGTCGATACGTCGGGATGGATCGCGCGACCGCCGTCTGCAGCGGTGACCGCACGGCGTATTCCGTTCCCATCACGTACCGCCAAACCTGCATCTCGGCAGGCCACGTCTACACGTGCATCAGCGAAGGTGACAACGTGTGGATGTGCGCGCCGGCGACCACTCCGCTGCCCATGGAGAAGACCGAATGAGCGACCAGAAGATGAGAGTGGACCTCACCAAGCTGAGCGAGGTGTTGCTACCCCGTTCGAACGTGCACATCCGCGGGTACTACGGCGACGGAGGGGAGAACGAGGGTGTGCTGTCGGTCATCGCGATCAAGGACATGACGTCGAACTATCCAGAGCACGGTGCGATCATGGTCGGATCTCCGGCGGTGTCACCGCTGCTTCTGGGGTACATCCCAAGTCTCGGCGGCTTCTCCTGCAGCGTGGAAGGCGCCGAGCGCCTGATCGCCGAGCTCCAGACGGCCATCGAGATCGTCCGGGCGGGGTACAAGCGATGAACGACAGGACATCGACGCGTATGAGGCTGGCCGCGATGCTCGCCGTGGCCGGCGTGCACATGCCTACCCTGTCCTGGCACCATCCTGCCGGTGGTGGACTGTGGGACACGACCGAGGCTCCACGGCGCCAGGCTCCGCGGCAGGAGATCGAGATCAAGCGCGTGCTGCAGCCGCTGCCGGAGACTCGCCAGCAGCGCAGGAAGCGCGAGCGAGACCTCGCCAAGCGCGCTAGGAAATGAGCATGAACGACCTCGAGCACATCGTCGAGATCCACCGGATGGAGGAGCGCATCGCCCAGGTGATATTCGACGTCATCATCACCGTCATGTTCGTGATCGGTTACCTCGTCTACAGCTCGGTGTCCTGACCGAGACGACGACGTCGAAGTGCTCGGTGCTGAACCGAGACCCAATCTTGACCAGCTCGGCGCTGCCGAGACAGCTCCCGGCCGTACTTTCAAGCTCAGGTGAGACCTGAGACCCGACGACCCGCGATCCGAGGACCTTGCGGAACTCTTCGTGATGTGGCTAACCTGTTGCATGTGGCGCAGTCCGGGCGCCTGGAGATAACAGGATGGCCCGCACACGATCTCGGATTCATCGCAGGTACGCGCGCAACCCGGCGACCCGGAGCAACCCTCCGCTGATCACCGACCTGATGGAGTTCGTCGTGCCCGGGTTCGCCGGGTTCGGCGCGACCAGGCTTCTGAGCTACGTGGCGGCCACCCAGGTAGCGCGCCGGAAGCCCTCCTGGGGCAAGCACATCGGCGCGATCGCCGCCGGCGGCTCGTTCCTGGCGGCCTGGCTCCTGATCCACCGGGTCAAGTTCCTCGAGAAGCACCACACCCCGATCGTGGTCGGGTCAGCGATCGCGGCGATCCAGTCGCTGGTCCAGCTGTACCTGCCGCAGCTCGGCTGGATGCTGGCCGATCCGACCCTGCAGGTCGAGCAGGCGAAGCAGGTCGCCGCGGCGACCTCGCAGCTCGCCGAGCTCCACCCGGTGAACCTCGACCCGAACGAGTACACCTACAACGATGCCTTCGACCCGGGCCGGTACGCCGAGGTCCCGCCGGCGCAGCGGCAGACCAACGGCAAGGTCGGGCCCGCGACCAGCGGACCGGCGCAGCAGACCGAGCAGATGTCCGACGACGACATCATCAACGATGCGATCGGCGGCGGGAACGAGTACGGGGACGGCCTGGGCGTGTTCGCGTCCTCGAACTGAGGAGTCATCCGAATGTACCTCATGAAACACCGGCCGCGCCGTGCCGCCCTTGGCGGCACGACGACCAGCTTCTCGCCGCGCGTGCCGCGGCGGATGCCGAACCTGATGCTGGGGTCGCTGGGGGATGATCCGCCACCGGACACCACGCTGAGCGATCCGACCCTGAAGTGGCAGGCCGAAGTGATCGCCCAGCTGAGAGCGGGCGTGGACACCATGAAGACGGCGGAGCTCCAAAAATGGATGCAGATCGCCGCGACCGTCGCGATCCCGGTTCTGGGCTTTGCCTGGAAGGCCGTGTTCCCGGCGCTCTTTCGCAAGGGGTTGACGCAGACGGGGGGATAGCCCCGTGTCCGACCGCGTATTCAACGTTCTGAGCTTCAGCGGCATCGCGATCGGCGCGAATCAGACGATCGCCCACGGCATCCAGCTCGCCGGCAACCCGTACAAGCCGGACATCGTCTGGCTGCAGTACCAGGACACGTTCGAGATCGTCTCGGCGACGACGACCCAGCTCACGATCAAGAACACCGCGAACAGCACCGGCGCTTGCCAGGCGCTGGTGATGGCGATCGCGCCCGTGATCCGGATGCTTGGCGTCCCGTACGGCGACGGGAACATGTCCGATCACCTGACGCCGCAGCCGTTCGTGCCGGGATCGCCGAACGCCGGCGGCGGTGGGACGGGCGTGGTGATCGAGGACGAGGGCACGCCGATCGCCAACAATCCCCACACCACGCTGGACTTCACCGGCGCGGGCGTGACGGTCACCGACGTCGCCGGCGTGGCGACGATCAACGTTCCGGGCGCGGGCGCCGGCGGGATCACGGTGCAGGACGAGGGGACGCCGATCGCCAACAACCCGCACACCACGCTCAACGTGGTGGGTGCGGGCGCGGCGGTGACGGACGTCGCCGGCGTCGCGACGCTCAGCGTACCGGGCGGGATCACGCTGCAGGACGAAGGGTCGCCGGTCACCGGCAACCCGCACGCCACGCTCAACTACGTCGGCGCGGGCGTGACCGTGACGGACGTCGCCGGCGTGGGCACCGTGACCATCCCGGGCGGGATCGCCGGGATCACGGTGCAGGACGAGGGGACGCCGATCGCGAACAACCCGCACACCACGATCAACGTGGTGGGCGCGGGCGCGACGATGACCGACGTCGCCGGCGTGGCGACGCTCAGCGTACCGGGCGGGATCACGCTGCAGGACGAGGGCTCGCCGGTCACCGGCAACCCGCACAGCACCGTGAACTACGTGGGCGCGGGCGTGACCGTGACGGACGTCGCTGGCGTGGGCACCGTGACCATCCCGGGCGGCGTCACGGTCAACTCGGCGGGGTCCGGGATCGCGAACAACCCGCACAGCACGCTCGACTTCACCAGCGGCCTTCAGGCGGTCGACGCCGGGGGCAGCGTGGCGACGGTGTCGCTGTCGCAAGCGGGCGCGATCACGGTGCTCGGCATCACCGGGGCCGGCGACTTCGGTCCGGCGAGCGACGGGTCGGTGACGTTCGACGG